CAGTAGTACGACGACGCATTGAGCGTCTTGCCGTTGGTTGTGCCTCGCACCAACAGGGGGCGAAGAGGGGTTTTACCCTTATCCGCCAAATCAGCCTGTGGTGGCGTGTATGGCACTTGGTTGATGATCTGAAGCACTTCTTCCATGCTCGGATCCACCTGTCCCGCGTTGGGATTGCGTGCCGCGATGTCGTCCAAAACAATGGACCACATCGAGGTCTGGAAACCAGACCAGTACTCGTCCGAAAACGAGCGTGTGTAGTGGTACTCAGTGGAGTACGGCAGGTCGTGCACCTTCGCAAAATGCTGAAAGGTTAGAGTCTGCAGCGTAGACTTTCCGATGCCTGAGCCTCCGTAATACAAGATTGTAAACGGGGCTTGGCGGGTCTGTCGTGCTGCCTTCTTTGTGCACTCCTGAGCCTTGAGAAGGCGCATCTCGGACAAGAGACGTTTGATCATCGTCTTCTCCTGAGATTCGAGACCATCTGCGTATTTGCAAATGGCCTCACCCTGCTCAACACAGGACGCGATGCGTCCGAGGAACTCATGGTACGAAATACCGTTCGCTTCTGGATTGTGGAGCATTTGGGCCGCTTCCTTCAAAGCGTACACCTCATCCACCCACTTGCCGTATGTACGACCGGAGTGAATAATGGCGTTCCAGCTACCTGTTTGCCAGCAGTCATAAAGACGCTCTAGGATGTAGCTGACACCCTCAATCAGAGCGGCAAAGAAGCCGGTCTGACTGTTGTGCTGAGTTCGGATGAGCTCAGCCTCTGCCTTCGTGTACCAAAAGGTGTTGAAGGTGATGCCGAAACGCTCGAGGAGCGAATACGACATCAGGTAGTAGAAAATCTTCTTGATCTTCTGTACTACCGGGTGGTTGCCCACGGTGTCACACACCGAAAGCCAGTGGCGAAAACGAGAGAAGGGATTCTCCTGCTCATCCTCGCCGCCCTGAAGCCCATCAGTGGACATAATGCCATTAATGAGCTCCTTCACACGACCATACACCTTAGCGATGATCGTGCCGATCGGTTTGTTGGTCACTACCCGAAGGTATTGAGCAACGGCATGGTAAATACCATTCCAATCATTTGCCGCTCGCACTTGTGACACGAGTGTCAGAAGTGACTCGATGTGGAGCCAAAT